AGCCAAGCCACTACGCAGGTTGCAGCACCCCATTCTTTTTGTAGCGACAGACCTATATCATTCACCATATTTATATTAGATGTTTATTATTGTTTAACTGTATTTTTAAGTGTTTAGAAAAATGCTTAACCTTCTTAACCTGCTTCACCCTCAAAAAAATAAATATTTTGTTTTTAAAATTTTCATGTGATATATTTATATTTATGAGTATTAAGAAATTAAATTAGCTTTGGCTACAAGAAAAGAATTAGCAGAACATCTTGATCTATCACCGCAATCAATAAGCGATTTGATAGGTAAAGGAATCTTTACGATTAGTTCAGGAAGGTCTCCTGTTAATATAGACGTATGCAGGGTTCAGTATATAAATCATATAAGAAAATCTGCTAGATATACTAGAAAAGATGGTACTGGTGATATAGCAGAAGAGAAAGCTAAACTTACTGCTGCTCAAGCTAGAAAGGCTGAGCTAGAGGTAGAGCAGTTAGAAAAGTCTTTAATACCAGCACAACTTGTTGAAGACACTTGGATTGATTATGTTTCAAATGTAAGGGCTAGGCTATTAGGACTGCCATCAAGGGTTGCTCATCAAGTAATAACAGTGGACAAATATGCAGAAGCAGAATTAATAATAAAAGAACAAGTGCATGAAGCACTAAATGAGTTAGCACAAAATGGAATACCTAAAGAATATAGAAAAGGTGATAAAGGAGACGAATCAGATATGGACTCCACCACCCAATCTGAAGATTAGCGACTGGGCTGATAACTACAGACGATTATCTCCTGAATCCTCAGCAGAGGCTGGGGCATGGCGTACAGATCGTGCACCATACCAAAGAGAGATTATGGATTCTTTCAATGATCCTGACATTCAAAGAATAATATTTATGAAGTCTGCTCAGGTTGGTGCTACGGAGATACTTTTAAATGTGATCGGTTACTATATAGATCAAGACCCAGCTCCAATGTTAGTAATGCAGCCGACATTACAGATGGGTCAAGCATTTAGTAAAGATAGACTTGCTACTATGATTCGTGATTCTGAAAAGATAAGAAATTGTGTTAAAGACCCTAGAAGTAGAGATAGTGGTAATACAGTATTATCTAAGAAGTTTGCTGGTGGTAATTTAACTATAACTGGAAGCAACAGTGCAAGCTCGCTGGCTTCACGTCCCATCAGATGCGTTCTCGCGGATGAAGTTGACAGATATGAGGCATCTGCTGGCTCTGAGGGCGACCCAATATCACTAGCAACCAAAAGAACAACTACTTTTTGGAATAAGAAGATATATCTATGTTCAACCCCAACAATAAAAGGACTATCAAGAATAGAAACTGCTTTTGAAGAGTCAGATAAACGCTATTATCACGTTCCTTGCCCTGAATGTAATGAAAAACAGGTTTTAAAGTGGAAGAATGTGGTTTGGGAAGAAAATCAACCTGAAACAGCATCTTATGCTTGCGATCATTGTGGTTCTGTAATAAATGAGTCTAAAAAACAGTGGATGTTAAAGCATGGTGAATGGATAGCAACTGAAACAAAATCTAATACAGCAGGATTTCATATATCAGAGCTATATTCTGTTTGGTCTACATGGGCTGATATGGCTAAATCATTTCTTGAAGCCAAAAAGAATCCTGAAATGTTAAAAACTTGGATTAACACTGCTCTTGGCGAATCTTGGGAAGAGCAAGGTGAAGCTGTTGAATATGAAACTTTGCTTGAAAGAAGATTAAATTATGATTACACAACTATACCTGAAGATGTTTTAGTCTTAACTGCTGGAGTAGATACGCAAAAAGACCGATTGGAGCTACAGCTTGTTGGTTGGGGTAAGAACTATGAGGCATGGGTGTGTGATTATAAGATATTTTGGGGTGATCCTAATGCTTTAAATGTTTGGTCAGACTTAGATTCTTATTTAAAACGTAGATTTAAAACTGAGTCAGATAGAATGATTCCTATATCTTGTTGCACAATTGATAGTGGTGGACATCATACAAATCAAGTTTATCAATTTACAAAGCCTAGGCAGGCTAGAAGAGTCTTTGCTGTTAAAGGTTTATCAACAGCAGGCAAACCAATAGCCAATAAACCAACATTTGTAGGTAAAAATAAAGCTGTTTTATACGGAATTGGTGCTGATTCAGCAAAAGAGGCTATTTTTGCTCGTTTATCTGTTGAAAATGAGCTTACTACCTTGCATTTTTGCTCAGACCTTGATGAGGAATATTTTAAACAGCTTACAGCAGAAAAAAGGATTACAAAGTTTGTTAGAGGACGTAAATCACTTATTTGGAAGCAAATAAGACCAAGAAATGAGGCTCTAGATACTTTAGTATACAATTTTGCTGCTATTTACATATTAAATCCAAATTTTGACTCTATTGAAGAAAAAATACTAAATCAACAAATAAAACCCAAAGAAAGTAAACAAAATAAGCCACAAAAAGGCATAAATAGGGGTAATTTTGCTACTTCTTGGAAGTAATTTGACTTTTCTTTGCTTATGTGTTGACTTTTTAGCAGAAAACCATAGTGTGATATTAGATATATCTAAAACATTTATGAGGTTTTTGCTTGAGCAACAAATTTGATTCAACAAATTATCCACCACAAGTTCCTACTGAGCTTCAGTTAGGAGACTTTTGGGCATGGAAAAGAGAAGATTTATCAGATGATTATCCAATAGCATCTTATTCATTATCTTATGAGTTCAATTTAGTTGATGGTGCTACAGCTTCTAATTTTACATTAACAGCTACAGAATCAAACGATAACTACATCATTGAGGCAAACAATACTGCTTCATATACAAAAGGCAATTACAACTGGGTTTCTTACATGACTAGAAGCTCTGATTCTGCAAGAGTCAAGCTAGAAGAAGGTTTTGTAGAAGTTCAGGATAATTACGCAACTACAACTGCTTCAGTTAGAAGTCATGCAAAAATTGTTTTAGATAGCATAGAAGCAGTTATTGAGAACAGGGCAAATATTGATCAATCATCTATGTCTATAGCTGGAAGATCATTATCAAGAATGTCCATAGATGAACTGTTGACTTTTAGAGACAGATACAAGGCTGAATATCTTAAAGAAGTCAAAATCCAACGAATTAAGAATAAACGAGGGTCAGGAAATACTATTAAAGTAAACTTTGGTAGAACCACTGGCTCTAATCCCAAGAGTTACACATAATGGCATGGTATAACAGAATATTAGGCATTAATGAGCCTAAAAAGAAAAAAAGACAAGCATATAGAAGAAGCTACACTGGAGCTAACACTGGAAGATTGTTTGCAGATTTTGTTACCACATCTACAAGTGCCGATGCTGAGATAAAAGATAACATAAGAATTTTAAGAGACAGAGCAAGAGAATTAGCAAGGAACGATAGCTATATTGCAAGATACTTAAACCTGATGGTATCTAATGTTATCGGTAAGCATGGCATAAGAGTTTCCAGTAAAGGACGTGACGATAATGGGTCATTGGACATTGCTGGAAACCAGCTCATTGAAAACGCTTGGAAAGAATGGGGTCAGGTCGGCAATTGCACAACTAATGGAAGATTATCATTCTTAGATTGTCAAAAAATATTTATTGAATCTCTATGTAGAGATGGTGAAGTATTAATAAGAAAAATTAAAAAGAAAGATTCACCTTTTGGTTTTGAATTACAGTTTTTAGAATCAGATCATTTAGATGAAAATAAAAATGATGTTTATAAAGCTACTGGCAATCGTATTAAGATGGGTGTTGAGGTAGATAAGTATGATAAACCAGTTGCTTATCATTTATTTAAAGACCACCCTTACGATAGAGTTTATTTAGCTCAAGCACAACACATTAGAGTTCCTGCTGATGAGATTATCCATGCTTACCTGCCTGCTAGAGCAGAACAAACTAGAGGCGTTTCTTTGGTTGCTACAGCAATGGCTAATGTGAAAATGCTAAATGGTTATTTAGAAGCAGAAATAGTTGCAGCAAGAGTTGGTGCATCTAAAATGGGTTTCTTTACATCAGGTGATGGTGATGGCTATGTTGGCGATGGTGAATATGAAGATACCTTCAATCCAACAATGAACGCACAGGCTGGAGTTTTTGAACAATTACCAGCAGGTATGGATTTTAAAGCATTTGATCCAACTCACCCAACATCTGCATTTGAATCATTTACAACTAATGTATTGAGAAGTATTGCATCAGGTTTAAATATTTCTTACCACTCTTTAAGTAATGACCTTACATCAGTAAATTACAGCTCAATAAGACAAGGTGCTTTAGAAGATAGAAGTATGTATCAAATATATCAGCAGTTTGTTATAGATCATTTTATAGACCCAGTTTTTAAATCTTGGTTAGAAATGTCTATATCAAATGGCTATATTAATTTGCCTATGAGTAAAGTTGATAAGTTCGCTAAAGCTGTTAATTACATACCAAGAAGTTTTGCTTGGATTGATCCTTTAAAAGAAATGCAGGCTAATGTAATTGGTTTGCAAAATGGAACATTAAGTTATTCAGACATTGCTGGTGCGTACGGAAGAGACACTGAAGAGCTTTTTGAACAACACCAAAAAGAAATTGAATTGGCTAAACAGTATGGTATTGAATTAGCATATCAACCATTTGGTCAGAAGAATCCTGTAGAGGCAAATATAAATGGCGGAGAGCAGGAAGATGAGTAAACCTAATCAAGGTATGAAAGAAGAGGCTCGTAAAGGCTTGGACTGGAGAAAAGAATTTGGCAGGGGTGGAACTAGAATTGGAGCCGAAAGAGCAAACCAAATATTAAATAACGAAAATCTATCTGATGAAACTATTAAAAGGATGTATAGTTTTTTCAGCAGACATGAAGTAGATAAAAAAGCAGAGGGTTTCAGACAGGGTGAAAAAGGCTATCCATCAAACGGAAGAATAGCGTGGGCTTTATGGGGAGGGGATGCTGGATTTAGTTGGTCTAAGAAATTAGTGAATCAAATGAAAGATGATAGAAGCCTTGAGGAAAGAGGTACTGAAGATACATTAAGAGAGAAAGCTAAAGAACATAATGAAGATGTTGGTGATAATCCAGCAAAAAGAACAAGCTACTCAACATTACAAAAAGTTTACAATAGAGGGATTGGTGCTTATAACACAAACCCTTCAAGTGTTAGACCTAATGTTACATCAAAAGAACAATGGGCAATGGCACGAGTTAATAATTTTTTACGAGTCTTAAGGACTGGTAAATACAAGTCAGGGAAGCATGACACTGATCTGCTACCTGAAGGACATCCTTTATCAACCAAAAACAAGGAGAAAGCTATGGAAAATAAAGAAGATAGACATATCCTTAATGTTAGCGAAACTGATGATAAAGTTATCGTTGAATTTGCGAAGCATGAGGGTGTCGAACATGAAGGTGAAGAAGTAGAGATGACTGATGAGGTTTCTATGACTGAGTCAAGTGAAGATGAAAGAAAAGTAATTGATATGCCTATGAAATATAGAACTATTGATTTATCTAAACATTCTTATCTTGATGAAGAAAATAGAACTGTTCGTGTGGGAGTTTCTTCTGAAGAACCTGTTGAAAGAAGTTTTGGGATGGAAGTCCTAGGACATTCTGCTGGTGATATAAACATGGAGTTTATAAACAGTGGACGTGCACCTCTTCTCTTGGATCATGATATGACCAAGCAAATAGGTGTAATTGAAAGATTCGAACTAGATGAGACTGCTAAAAGGTCTTTAGCAGTAGTCAGATTTGGAAAATCTGCTTTGGCTCAAGAAGTGTTTGAAGACGTAAAAGATGGGATAAGGATGAACATATCGGTAGGTTATCGCATCGACAAACTGGAAAGAATGAATAACAAAGATGAGAATTACTATAAAGCTCAATGGACACCTATGGAAGTTTCTTCTGTAAGCGTTCCTGCTGACCAGTCAAGACTTGTTGGAGTTGGTCGTTCTGAAGATAAAAATAATATTAACTTTAAGGAGATTAAAATGTCAGAAAATAAAGACATAAACCTAGACGAAGTTAGAACTCAAACTATTGATGATGCTAAAGCTGAATTTAAAAGAAACTCAAAAGAGATTATAGATTTAGCAGCTAGACACAATAAAAGAGATTTAGCTGACAAAGCAATTAGTGATGGTATCTCTGTTGAAGAATTTAGAGGCGTATTATTAGAAAATATTTCTAATGACACACCTTTAGAGACTCCTTCAGAAATCGGCATGACTAAAGAAGAAGTAAGAGAATTTAGCTTGGTAAAAGCGATTCGAGCAATGGCAAACCCTTCAGATAGAAGAGCACAACAAGATGCTGCTTTTGAATTTGAATGTTCTGCTGAGGCTGCAAGACAGTATGGTAAAGATGCACAAGGCATTATGTTACCTGCTGAAGTCCTAAGAACTTGGGGCAAAAGAGATATCAACTCATCTGATGATTCAACTTTAATAGCTGAAGATTACAGAGGAGATTCTTTTATTGATGTACTAAGAAATGAATCTAGCGTAATGCAAGCTGGAGCTACTATGCTTAGAGGATTACAAGGAAATGTTGTAATACCTAAGAAAACTGCTGCTTCATCTGCTGGCTGGATAGCTACAGAAGGTAGTGCTGCTGCTGAAAGTGAATTTACTTCAGGTTCAGTAACAATGAGTCCTAAAGTAATTGGTGCTTTCACTGATGCAACAAGACTTTTACTACAACAATCATCATTAGATGTTGAGAACTTAATCAGAGATGACCTAACAAAATCAATCGCTACTGCAATTGACTTAGGTGCTTTAGCTGGTTCAGGTTCAAGTGGTCAACCAACAGGTATTGCTAATACTTCAGGTATTAACACTACTACATTTGCTGCTGCAAACCCAACATGGGCTGAGATCGTAGCGATGGAGTCCTCAGTTGCAAACGATAATGCTTTAACAGGTTCTTTAGCATATATCTGTAGACCTGCTGATTTTGGTACTTTAAAAACAACTGAAAAAGCAACTAATACTGCTCAATTTGTTGTTTCTCCTGACAATAGCATGAATGGCTATAACGTTGTCAGAAGTAACCAAGTAACAAGTGGTGATTTCTACTTTGGTAATTTTGCAGACCTATTAATTGGTATGTATGGTGGACTAGATATTACTGTTGATCCTTATGCGTTATCAACTTCAGGTGGAGTAAGAATTGTTGCTCTACAAACTGTTGATGTTGCTGTAAGACATGCAGTATCTTTCTGTAAATCATCTGACTAATTAGCTGATGCTTAAATGGAATGGGGGTAGTAATACCCCCAACTTAAATATGAAAAAATATAAAATCTTAATAGATACAATGGCTGGCGGTTCTAAAGTACATGCTGGTGATATAGTTGAACTACCTGAGCATGAAGGTCATGCTTTATGTGGTTATGGCAAAGCTGAAGTTCATACAGCTAAACCTAAAGCAAAAAAAGAAGATAGAAGCGTAGGTTTAGAAACTTCAAAAGTAAAAGCTCCTAAGACTAGAGCTAAAAAATAAATCATGCCTTTAGAGAGTGCAGCAGATTTTAACGCCTATGTTGATACAACAACAGGTCATGGTGTTACTGCTACATTCTTCGAGGTTCAACAATCTTTATGGGATGATTTCCCATTAATAGATACCCTCTTTGATATTGATTCAGGATTCTCTAAGAATATTAATATCATTATTGACCAAGAATATTTCAATATAGAAGGTGGCACTGTTCCTGTTGCTGGTTATCAACCAAGAGCAATAGTTAAGGCATCTGATGTACCCTACATATCACAAAAAGATAAATTAAGAGTTGATGCAATAACAACTGATAAGGGTAATGTTTTAAAACCAACAACCACATTTGTTGTTAGAACAGTAGAGCCTGATAATACAGGCTTGGTTTCTTTGGTTTTGGAGGAAGAATAATGTCTCAATTTAGATTAGAAACTGAATTAGATATGGCTGGATATTTAGATATTAATTATGGTCATGGAGTTTCTGCTGTTTATACAAATAGTGGAACTTCTACAACAATTAATGTAATCCTAAATAATGAATATGTAGAACAAGAAGAAGGTATTGGTGTAGAAGCATTAAAACCAATAGCTTATTGCAGAACCATAGATATTCCCAATATTGCTTTTGGAAATAGATTAGATGTATCTGCAATAAAAGATACAAATGGTAATATACTCAAAGCAGCACAAAATTATACTGTTGTTAATATACAAGCAGATAGAACAGGGTTTAGTGCATTAATGTTAGAGGAAGTGTAATGGCAAATCATATAAGACAGCAAATAAGAGAAAAGTTTGGTACTACCTTAACTGGATTAACAACAACTGGATCAAGAGTTTATGAGTCTAGGGTTTATCCATTAGAAACAGTACCAGCATTAGTTATCTACACTAAGTCAGAAACATCTGAACCTATAGTGATAGGTACTGATAGAGTTATGAGCAGAGAATTATCAGTAGTAGTAGAAGGATATGCAAAAGCTACTAGTAACTTTGATGATACTATTGATACAATAAGCAAAGAAGTTGAAGAAGCAATAGCAGCAGATAGAACTTTGGATGGATTAGCTAAAGACTGTTATTTAGAATCAACTGAAATAGAGTTTAACGGAGAGGGAGAAAAACCACTGGGTTATGTATCTCTCACATTTTTAACTAACTACTATGTGCAGGAAACCAATCCTGATGTAGCGGTTTAACAGGAGGCAAATTATGAAAATGATTAGTCCAAATGGTAAGAATTCAATAATAGCTCATCCTTCTAAGGTTGAGTCATTAAAGAATATGGGTTGGAAAGAGGAAGCAGTCCATTCGCAAGATAAAATTAAATCTTCTTCTAAGAAAAAGTCGAAAGACGAGGTAGAAAATGGCGACACATAAAGGAAGCGAAGGTATCGTTAAAGTTGGTACAGATTCAGTATCTGAAGTTAGATCATATTCAATTGAAGAAACTGCTGATACTTTAGAAGATACTTCAATGGGTGATTCTGCTAGAACATATAAATCATCACTGACTTCTTTCTCAGGAAGTTTAGATGTATTTTGGGATGAGACTGATACTGCTGGTCAAGGTGCTTTAAGCATTGGATCAGAGGTAACACTCAACCTATATCCTGAAGGAGATACATCTGGTGATACTTATTATACTGGTACAGCTATTGTTACTGGAGTAACAAGAAGTGGATCATTTGATGGTCTAGTTGAAGCTAGTGTTTCAGTTCAAGGAACTGGCGCATTAACACAAACTACAGTATAAGAAAATGTCAGTTATAGATAACGCAAAGAAGCATTTTGATAGCATAGAAACTAAAATTATAGAAGTCCCTGAATGGGGTGAGGATGAGGATAATTCTTTAAAGATTTATTGTAGACCAATCACTCTTTCAGAGACTTCTAAATTTATGAAACTGGCTAAAGATGATGAAGTGCAGCTTTTAGCTTATGTTTTAATTTATAAAGCATTAGACGAAGCTGGAGAAAAGTTATTTACTATCGCTGATAAGAAAACCTTATTGGAGAGGGTTGATAGAGATGTATTAATTAGAGTTTCAAGTGAAATGATGAACAATATTTCACAGGAACAAGTTAAAAAAAAGTAATTGAAGATAAGCAGCTATACATAAAATATGCACTAGCTGAAAAACTTAATAAAACTTTAGCTGAAATTGAAGAGATAACAGTTGAGGAATTTCAAGGATGGTTAGCTTATCTTGAGATAAAGGAAGAACAAAATGGCTCTAGGTAAAGGAATGAAGTATCAAATAGATTTGTTAGCAAATAATAAATCAGGTGCTGCTTTAAAGAAATTCAAAGGCGATATTAGTAGTGTTCACAATCAAGTTGCTAGACTTGGAGCTACTATTGCTGCTGCTTTTGGTACTAGAGAAATAGTTCAAGCAGCCAATGTAATGATTGGTGTAGAAAATAGAATGAACGCTTTGACTGGTAGTGCTACCGCTACAGCAGCAGCTATGGATAGCATGAAAAGAATAGCTATGGAGTCAAGATCAGATTTCGATTCTGTTGCTATGTTATATACAAGGCTTGCTTTAGCTACAGAGCATTTAGGCACTACACAAAATCAATTGGCTGATGCTACACAAATGGTAGCAAATACTTTTATTATTGCTGGTTCTCATACTCAAGAGGCAAATAACTCTGCTAGACAGTTAGCACAGGGTTTAGCTTCAGGAGCTTTAAGGGGTGACGAATTGCGCTCTGTAATGGAAAACAACGTAATTTTAACTAAGATGTTGGCTAAAGGTCTTAACATGACAGTTGGTGAGCTTAGAGAGTTTGGTCATGCTGGTGGTTTAACTGCTGAAAAAGTATTGCCAATATTGATTGCTGGAGTAGAAGAGACAAATGAGAAGATAGCAGATATGCCTATGACTCTAGGTCAAGCTGGCGTATCTATAAGAAATAGTTTCCAATTTATGATTGGAGATATTCAAAAAAGCACAAATGCTTTTGGGATTATTGCTGATGCTGCTGCTTTTTTTGCTAGAAATATACAAGAAATATTAATACCAGCTATAACATTATTAGCAGCAACCGCTATACCAAAATTAATTTCTTCATTAAGATTATTAAAAATTGCAATGTTAGCAAATCCAATAACAGCAGTAGCTGTTGGCTTTGCGGCTTTAGCATCAATGGTAATGATGGCATCTAAAAATACAGATCAATATGCTGATAGTGTAGAGGGCTTGAATCAAAAACTTGCAGATTTACAAAAAAGAGAAGAACAATTATTAAAAGCAAAAGAAGAAAATGCACTAAGATTTGGAAGAAAACAACAACAAAAAGAATTAGATGCTATACAAGAAGAAATAACACAAACAGGAATTTTAATTGAAGCAAAAAAAATATTAAATGATACTAATTTAGATGGAACTGATGCTTATTTAGAAGCATTAAAAAAAGTACAAGAAGAAACAAACAATTCTATTGTTATTACAAAAACTTTTGGCGAGACTATTGAGGGCAAATTAACAAATGCTTATCTTGATTTTTTTGATATAACAAGTCAAAAATTCTTAGAATTTAAAACATTAGCAATGAGTGTAACTCAGGCTGTAATAAGAGAATTATTACAAGTATATGTTGTGCAAAAATTAGTTGCTGGTATAACATCAAGCATAGATACTCTTATGGCTGGAGGATCATCGCAACAAGCAGCAGCTTTAACACAAAGCATACCTGAATTGAATCCAATACCCAATACTACTGTTATTGGAAATAGGGCTTTAGGCGGTTCAGTAAATGCAGGTAAATCTTATATGGTTGGTGAATCAGGTAGAGAATTATTTATACCAAATAAAAATGGTCAGATAGTTAGCAATCAAGACTTGGAGCAAATAGGAACAGCCCAATCAGCACCTACAGTTAACTTCAATATATCAACAGTAGATGCTGCTGGACTTGACCAGTTACTAGCATCAAGAAAAGGATTGATAACATCAATCATAAACAATGCCATGAATAATCAAGGCAAAATGGGAGTCGTATAATGTCAGGACAATTTCCAACATCTCCTAATTTTAGAAGTTTAAATTTTAAAGATAATAGACCTACTTTATTGAATCAGACTTTATCAGGTAAAAAACAAGTCAGACAAATAGGTGCTCAGTATTTTTCTTTTACAGTTGCAATGCCACCTTTACAACAAGAAAAGGCTCAAGAAGTATTTGCATTTTTACAAAAACAAAAAGGTTCTTTTGAGGACTTTACTATTCAAGCACCGCTAGATAATGTAGGTGCAAGCAGATTTGAAACAGATATATTAGTCAATGGCTCACATTCATCAGGAGATGCTTCTATTCAATTAGATGGTTTTGCAGCAAGCACATCAGGTGCTTTAAAGGCTGGTGATTTAATTAAGTTTGCAAATCATAGTAAAGTTTATATGGTTCAATCAAATATTGATTCTTTAGGTGATGGCTCATTAACTGTTCTTATATCACCTAACCTAGTAGCATCTCTAGCAGATAATGAAGCTGTTACTGTAAATAAACCTAGTTTCACTGTTTATCTTGAAAATAATGAGATTATGTATTCAACAGATGCTAGTGGTTTTTATAGTATTTCATTTGATGTTAGAGAGGTTATAACCTAATGCCTCGAAATCTATCTACTGATCTACAAACTCAAGTATCATCAACAGCAACTAAGACAGCTTTTTTAGTTGAGCTTAATTTATCATCTACTATCAGACTAACCGATTGGTATTCTAATGTTACTTATGATTCTAATAGCTATGAAGCTGGTGGTTCTTTTTTATCAGTCGACTCAATAACCGAAACAGGGCAATTAGAAGTTAATGAAATTACTATTGGTTTTTCAAATATTACAGACCAAGTAAGAAGTTTAGTACAAGATGGTTCTTTTACTGATAAAAAAGTAGATATTTATTTAGCTTATTTTAATGTAGATGAAACTATTGTTGGTGCTATAAATTATTTTACTGGTATTGTGAGGTCTGTATCTATTGATGAAAGTATAAATGGAACTGTTTTATCTATGATAGTTGCATCTCATTGGGCAAATTGGAATTTAACTAAAGGCAGGCATTATTCAGACGAATCTCAACAATCATTTAGTACAGGTGATAAAGGTATGGAGTTTGCGACTCAGGTTAAAACAGATGTAAGGTGGGGTAGGTAATGTCATTTTGGAGTGCAGTAGGAAAGTTTTTTTTAGATGTAGGTAAAGCTGTAGTTAGTTATGCTATAAATAATCCTGTTAGTTTTACATTGCAAGCAGCAACCTTGGTAGTAGGTGTTAAGGGTTTTTTGCAAGCAAAACAAATGCTTGCAAAAGGTCAAGACATATTAGCCAATAAAACATCTGCTGGTGGAAAGATACCTGTTATCTATGGAACTAGAAGGGTTGGTGCTCAGATTATCTATATGGATGTATCAGGGAATGATTCAAGAGATTTATATGTAGTCTATGCTTTATCAGTTGGTGAATGTGATGAAATACTAGGTAGGACTATTGAGCTTGATGGTAATCCTTTAACTGATTCAGCAAGATTTAGAGATGGTGGTTATATAGGTTCAGATAAAATATCTTCAGGTTCAGGTTCATTAAATACAGTTTCACAAAATGGTACTGGTATTGATGCTGGTGCTGGTCAATTTGGAACAAGTCCTACATCTAAATATAGATATGTTATGAACCTACATCATGGAGCTGCATCACAAACAGCAGACCCAATGCTTGTTGCATCTATGCCTAATTGGACTTCAGCACATAGATTAGATGGTATTTGTTATATAGCTGCTCATTATGGCTATGATAAAGAAGGTATATGGTCAGGAGTTCCACAACTAACAGTTCAAGTAAGAGGTAAAAAAGTATTTGATCCAAGAGATTCAGGTCAAACATTTGGAACTCCATCCACTTATGAATTTTCAGATAATCCAGCTTTATGCTTCCTAGATCTAATTTCTAACAATGAGTACGGAAAAGGTTTAACAGCATCACAAATTAATATGACTACATTTAGCTCTGCTGCTAATGTTTGTGATACAGAGGTTGACCAACCGCATTTCAATGGTTCAGCACAATCACTTACTTGGAGTGCAAATAGTGGTGATAACTTCTTTACTATTGCAGGAGCAAATGCCAATGAGGATTGGTGGCAAAATAAAATAGGTGAGCTTTTAGATTTATTTGATGCTAATGGTAATGGTGTTATAGATGGTGATGAAATTATTGATGTGCAAAGAAGTGAATTCTTTGATTCAAATGAAGAATACATTGTATTTATAAATAATACTTTTAGTAGCACCTATTCTTCGCAAACTGGCTCTTCATTATTAAAAGTTAAAAGATTTCACTGTAATGGTTATTTAGATACAAATAAAAATGTAATGGAAAATGCTAAAGAGCTTCTTTCTAATATGAGAGGTATTTTTCTTTATATTAATGGTCAGTATGAATTATCAATAGAAGATACAGGTACTTCATCATTTAGCATTAATGACAATCATATTATTGCTGATGCTGGTATATCAGTTGATTATGGAAACAAAGATAAGAAAGCAAATAAAGTTATAGTTGAATTCTTTAATGCTAATAAAAAATATGAATTAGATACAGCTACAGTTTTACATGATGCAAGTCCTGAATATTATTCAGATGATGGTGATGAAATATTAGAAATTAAAGCTGAGTTCCCTTATATAAGCGACCCCTACATAGCTTATAACATGGGTAAGGCAATCTTAACTAGAAGCAGAAATCAAACAACTATGCAGTTCTTAGGAACTCCTGAGATGTATAAACTTAATGTAGGTGATATAGTTGATCTTACTTATGCAGGTTTAGGTTTCTCAGGTAAGATTTGTAGAGTTGAAGCATTAGAATTACAACCAAATGGATTAGTTGCAGTCAGCTTAATAGAATACTTTGATGTTTATACATGGGAAGTACCACCTCAAGAACCAGTAGAAGAACTAGCTAACTTACCTTCTGCTTATGCAGTAAAAGCTCCAACAGGATTATCATTTACTGATACTGATTCTAGTTCTACAGGTAGACCATTCTTATCTTGGAATGAGCCAACAGATTTTCCTGATTATCAATATAGAGTTAATGTTGTAGATAGTTCTAGTAATCAAGTTAAAAACACTATTGTTGATGTAGAGAATTGTGATTTAAACTTTTTACCAGTTAATGCTAACTATGTTGCAAGTGTTAGCTCATTAAATACATTAGGGTCAGAATCATCTCCAGCTACTTTAACTTTTACTATTGGAGATGCTCCTACAGGTGAAGATGATTTACAAGATGGTTCAGTAACATTAGATAAAATAGGTGCTGATGTTCAATCTGCAATCAATGCTGGTGGTACTAATTCAACTCAATTAATAAAATCAACAACAGCTCCAACAACAAGGGCTGATGGTTCTACATTACAAGAGCAAGATATTTGGTGTGATACAGATGATGATAATCAAATCTATGTTAGAAACGCGACTAATAGCGGTTGGGAAAAAGCTAGAGATGCTTCATTAGTCACTTTATATAATTCATTAAGTTCTACTGTATCTACTAACACAACAAATATAGCTACAGCTCAAGGTGATATAGTCACACTTACAACTGATACTTCAGCTAATGCTACAGCTATAACTAATTTAACAGCTAGTGTTAATAATAATGCTGCTGCTATAACCACTGAGCAAACAGCAAGAGCAAACGGAGACTCTGCTTTAGCTTCAGATATAACAGCATTAACTGCTACTGTTAACTCTAATACTGCTGGTATATCAAGCGAAGCGACTACTAGAGCAAATGCTGATACTGCTTTAGCTTCTGACATTACAACATTAACTGCTTCAGTAAATACTAATGCTGCTGCTATTACTACAGAGCAAACAGCAAGAGCAAGTGGTGATAGTGCTTTAGCTTCAGATATAACAGCTCTTACATCTACAGTTGGCGGTAACACAGCATCTATTACAACTAATGCCACAGCAATAACTGATATTAATGATAATGCTTCTGCATCTTATGTATTACAACTAAATGCAAATGGCAAAGTTGCACAAATGGTTCTTAATAGTAATGCTGATGCTGGAACAGGTGCAACTAGCACAATAGCTTTCTTAGCTGATACTTTTAAAATAGATAATGATGCTGGCTCAAGTGTAAGTCCTTTTGTTGTAAGTGGTGGTTCTGTACTTATTGATAATGCAAGAATTGAAAATTTATCAGGAACTAAAATTGATGTTGATACATTGAATGTAAAACATTTTGCAAATGCATCTGCTGATATTATTAATCAGACTGGCGGAACTGTTCCATTGAGGGTAACAGCAGAAAACAGTCAATGGAATGGTACATATCCAGGATCTACAACTAATAGTGTTGAAGCTGTTTACATGAACACTACTTTAAATAATGTAAGAAATGGTGCAGGTTATCAGGTTATATACAGTGCTGTATTGGGTGATGTAAGAAATGGAACTATAGAATATAGCTTTAATAATAGCACTTGGACAAGTTTAGGCTCTCCAATGAACGCTGATGCAGGAGTGTTTAGAAGTTATGTTTATGTGTGGCAAGGAGTTTTAAGCGGTATGAGTTCTTCTCAAGAAACTGTATATTGGAGAGTTAACTGGAATAACAGTGGCTCTATATTTAATAGCACATATCAAGCAATGTATATAGATGTGGATAATACACAATAAAGGTTTAAAGAATGAAATATAGTATATATAAAACTGAAACAGGATTAATACACTCACAGGGTAGTAGCAGCCATCTTACAGATTTAGCAGATATATTACTTGAAGATGGTGAAAGTATTATTGAAGGACACTATGATAGAGCAACGCAAAAAATAGTAGATGGTAATGTTACAGAATATATTGCTGATTTTTTTCCATCAATAAGAAACAAAAGAAACAAATTACTAAATGAATCAGATTGGACACAAATGAGTGATAGTCCTTTATCTGATTCTAAGAAACAAGAATGGGCAACATATAGGCAGGAATTAAGAGACTTACCATCTTTACATCAGTCAGCTAATAATATTGCTGATGTGATATTTCCAAGTATCCCTGAATGATTTAAGATATATAAAATAGGATTTTATTATGGCACAACACGATTACAACATAGCAAACCAATCAGGTGCAGACTTTAGAGCAGATTTAAACAATGCTCTTTTAGCTATTGCAACTGTTAATAGTGGCTCAACAGAACCATCAACTACATTTGCTCATCAATTATGGGTAGATACATCTAGCAGTGTATTAAAGATAAGAAACGCTGCTGATAATGCTTGGATTACTACAGGTGTTAGTATTACTGCATCTAATACATTTACTGGCAATTTAACAGGAGATGTTACTGGTAACTTAACAGGTAATGTTACAGGTAATGTTACTGGAGATTTAACAGGTAATGCTGATTCTGCTGATACTCTAAGCACAGCAAGAACTATATCTTTATCAGGTGATGTGGTTGGATCAGTATCTTTTGATGGTAGTTCTAATGTTGATATAGATACAGTTGTGCAAATCAATTCAATAACATTAGGAACTGATACAACTGGTGATTATGTTGAATCTATGTCAGGTGGAACTGG